CGCCCATTGTGATTTCCGTATATCCAGGAATACTGGCAATACGTTTCGGAAGTGATGCAACTGACAACTCTACAGTATCGACAACACCATTGATGCCATCTACAAGGTCAGTAAGTGCTTGGGGTGCTCCACAGCTCATTTATCTCTCCTAATTAATCGGGTCATGGGGTTATTGGGTCATTCAAACCGATAGATGAACCAGCGATTGAGACCTTCATCGAAGCACCAATTGTTGCTGTACCAGTTGCCGCAACCGTATAATTCGCAGTAGTGAATGTTGTTGCAGCATGATTATATGTTGCAGCTGCAGAAGTCGTAGCCATCACACCAATTGTAGTGATGGTCAACAAACCACCAGTGTCAATATTGGTGTTAAGTAGGGAAGCAATATTCGTCTGCCCTGCTGATGTACTGATTGCAGAGGTCGAACCTGCAGCCAAGTCAATATTACCCAGAGTTGTAACAGCAAAACCTTGCTGATTTGGTATAACACCAACAATGAATTGAGTCTTACCTTTACTCGTAACAGTGTTTTTACCACCAATGTGTGATGTTGCATTATTTGCAACCGTGACTGCTTGTGCGCCTTTGACAAGAGTCACATCAGAACCTGCTGGGATCTGACCAATGAACGGAATGGTGATTGGTGGTGCTGAGGTTGCACAGTTGATGACTGTATATCTGCTACCACTAATATTAATCTTCTGGTCGCTGATAACATCAAGCATATCGTTACCCTGCACTTTGGTATAACGACCGCCTCGAATAGTTGAGTAAATGCTTCCAGCATAATCTTCAACAACATCGCCTTTGTCTACTTTAATATTCACATTACCGCGAGTCACATTAATTGTAAGGTCGCCTTCAACGTGTAGTGTTTTATTTCCGTAAACAATCTCAAAATCATCACCAACAATCTTTTGGACGCGAGACCCATCTGGTTGAAACTCTACAAACGAGCCAGACTTGTGATAGGTATGAATTCTCTCAGATCCAGGAGTATCGTCAAACTCTTGGACGTGCCCAGATTCATATTCGTGGACGTTGTTGTATGGGTATTGAGACTTCGATTCTTCAGAACCTTGCGGGTGTGGCTCGCTCCAAGTCTCTGGCTTTATTTCAGGAAATGCAGCATTCTCTCCATCGATCGGGCTGGGTTGAGCAAATGGTTGTTCTGTTACTCGCATTGCTCGCTTGGCTGCAAGAGATATATGTTTCTCAGAAGTAACACCGCCTCGTGCAAGCCTCGAAAGGGATGGCTCTCCCACATAATTTCTACCCTTGTCTTGATCACGAAGACCATTGAGGGGATATATAGCAGATGGGTCTTGGAATCCAGATTCTCCATTTCCCTTAACCGTGTCAACACCGCCAAGAGAACCCATGATTATTGGTAGCTGAGTTTCATTGCTGTCAGTGAAGAAACCAACAACAGTCGACCCAGCAACAAGACCGATATTTGTTCCACCTATACCTGAGATTGCAGCAGAGGAAGTCGGTTGTACGCACATCGCCCAAGGAAGATCCTCAGTCGCAAGAGAAGATTTATCTTCTGTGTGATACCCGAGGATTCGAACTCTATATCGACCGATCTTCTCAGGGTCATTGACGTCTTCTACTGTGCCGACCCACCATGTAAATTCACCGTAAATCATTAAAAGTCTCCCAAACTATCTTTCATAATAGAAAGAGTCATGCTATGTTGTCCATTGGCAATATCGTGGCGAATACCCGTGATCAGAAAAATACCAGACATATACGGATCTTCAAGTTCTTCGCGATCAACTCGCTCGTTACCCTTTTCTGTAGTTTTTGGGTATATCAATCTGAGCAACATACCAGTTTCGATATCAGTCTTTCCTGGAACTGTAATCTCCATCACTTGCTGATTAAACTCTGCATCACCGTATCTTCTAATCAGTGTGTTTCTTATCTGATCAACACCTCTGTGGAAGTTACTACCGAACGGAGAAGTTGCCATTGGTGAAAAAGTTCTGTTTGCTGCTGGATTACCGAGCATATTCTCTGGAATTGGATTCACATTTGAAATTGTCTCGAAGTCTTTGAAAGTCTCTTTGAGATATCTTCTATCTTCAGCAGCAAACTGCTCAGATTCTGGTCGAGCGTCGAACTTCATAATCGCCAAACGCTTGGTCGTGAAATCGTATGAGACTATAGAACTTGCAGTGTATCCATCGTTTTGTGCTTTGATATTATCCTTGAATGTAGGAAAGTATATGCTCTCAACTTGATTGAACCGACTGCCTATGAATGGAGAAATGTAATTGTAATTTCCAGATCTAATGTCTTCGGTTATCTCAGCTGTTTGACTTTGTTGAACATTGTACTCATCATAAACAACCCGAGCCTCTTTTTGTTTCTTCACGAGGTGTTCAGGTGATGTAAAATGAAACCCACCAACTGTTTCATAAAACTTAAAATTTGATTTGGAAGATTCTGCACCAACAGTTTTAGACGCCAAGTGATTCAGACACTTAAAAGGAGACCAGAAGTTTGCGATAAACTCATAGTTTTGTGATGTGTGTGGTCTATCCTGAATAGTAATCTTGGTTTTACCAACTGGTGTTTCTGCTGCAACCTGCTCAAAAATCTTTTCTGCTATATCGTCAGTAGATCCAACAAACTTTGAGGTCAATCTAACAAATGTGTCCGTGTATGCCTCAGCAGACATACATTTAAGGGTGTAGATCTGCTCTCGGTCATTATTTAATACTCTATTTTTTATACCATAAACAACGAATGCCATCTGTATAGACGTATCAAATGTAGGCGTTCTGAATTTTAGTTTCACAGTTTCTTGACCGAGCAATGGAGCACCTGTAATCATTCCATTGGCATCAACGATGGTAACATCTGCAACCATTCCATTGAGATCCATGTTCTCATAGATAATTGCTTCAACCATGAAGTTTTTAATACTGAATGCCTGACCATCAGAAGTGACAAGGTCTGCCTCTTCAATCAGAACGGATCCAGGTTGCTTTAAAATCTCACTCATTTACTAACCGCTTGAATTCTGAAATGAAGTCTTGAATAAATCTGGGATCTATCACTTTGATGTTTTGTCTCAAGTCGTTTTCAAATTCTTCGTGTTGGAGGTGACTGACCTCGGAGATTTCCCCGCTTGCCAACTTTGCTGCATCATATTCTACACATACAAGGTTGTTATCTTTAGTGATGAAATGGTGTACATTACCGCTATTGCCTACTCCATACTTATCATCGACAAGTTTAGCTAATTGATCTGGGCTGTAATACCAATCATTGTATGGATCGATTATATCATTCACCAACAAGACAGTCCAATATAGTTTTGGGTCATCATATAATATGTCAGCAACATCTTCTGGTCTTTGTCCCGCTTCTATTGTGAATGCTGTCAAAAGCAATTCGTTTTTAGCGATCTCTTGTATTTTAATTTTTCTGAAAATGTCAGTTGCAACAACAATCTTATCATCGATGACATATCCAATTTTTGGGAAATGTTTAAACATTAATAACCTTCCTCAATTCTTGATCTCGTCAAGAGTTCAGTCTCTCT